CCATCGTGGTGACGAGCACCGAATACAGTGCTACGGTTGGCGAGATCGAGATTGTTACCATCAATTTCGTTTCTAGCGGAACCCTCACCCTGAGCATCTAATGCCCGCCGCAAATCAGCGCCCTGTTGATCTTCTCACCGGGGCGTTTGACCTAAACCAGCGTCGTCGGTTTGACATCAAAGGAACTGATGGCGCTGTTGTCCTGTCGCTGTATTTCAAGCCGATTACCCGTGCTGACCGCAAGCGGGCAACGACCTTGGCGGGCAGCGAAGAGGCTCTGGAGATCAGTACGCAGATGCTGTGCCAGATGGCTGAGCTTGAGGATGGCGCCAAGGCCTTTGCCGCTGCCGACGCCGCCAAGCTGCAACGCGAACTGCCCGAATCAGTGCTGAACGAGCTGGAGCTGTTCCTGTTTGGCCTTGGCAACTCCGAGGGTCTTGAGGAAGCAAAAAACGGATAAAGGAAGACTCTTGGCTGTTCTTTGAGTTCTTCCTAGCCACCGAATTGGGAAAAACGGTAAGTGAACTCCGTGGTCAGTTGACCGAGGCCGAATTTGTGATGTTCGCCGCCTATTACGAGGTCAAGGGCGAACGCGAAAAAGAGGAGATGGATAAGGCCAAGGCGAAAGCACGGCGATAGACTGCATAGACAGGGTTAGTGCGTTGCTGTGGCCGTAGCTGTCGTTGACGTACAGGTAAGAAGTGCCGGCGCGGTCAATAACCTTCGGCAGATCAATACCGCATCAAAGGAAGCCCAGAGCGCGCTGGAAGGGCTTAAGCGTGCTGCTGCCGGCCTTGCGTTAATTCAAGTTGGCCGTCAAGCGGTACAGGCCGCTGCCAGCTTTAACGACCTGCAACTGCGGCTGAAGTTGCTAACGGCTCAATATGGCGAAACCGCCAAGGTCCAGCAATTTGCGGCTGAATCTGCCCGTCGTTTTGGTCTGAGCAATCGTGAGGCAGCCGAAGGGGTCACCAATATTTACGCTCGCCTCAAACCGCTTGGAGTATCGCTGCGTGATATTCAGAGCACGTTTACCGGCTTCAATACTGTTGCAAGACTTTCAGGCGTTGCTGGCGCCGAGGCTTCCGCCGCGTTTACGCAGCTTGCTCAGGCTTTAGGCTCTGGCCGTTTGCAGGGCGATGAATTTCGATCAATTTCCGAGCTGGTTCCCGGCATCCTTGTTGCCATCAGTCAGCAAACAGGCGTCGCGGCAGGCGACCTTAAGGAATATGCCAAGGAAGGCAAACTCACCTCTGAGGTTGTTGTTGCTGCCTTGCGCCGAATTGAAACCGAGGGCGCCGGAAAAATTGCCCAAATTATTCAGCAGAGCGATATTCAAAAATTCAAGAATTTCCAAAACGCTGTTGATGACCTGCAAATCGCAATCGGCAATGAGTTGTTGCCAATCGTTGCGCCGCTGGTCAGAGATATAACCGGCTTAGTGCGGGCAATTACAGGCCTGCCTGAACCCGTTAAGAACGCCACCGTTGAGTTAATTCGCCTTGGCGTTCAAGTCCTAGTTGTCAAAAAAGCGTTTGAAGCAATCATTGCCATTCGTTTTGCTTTGGTTGGAAGCCTTGTCGGCACAACAACTGCATTGGCCGCTAGTGGCGCTGCAGCTACAACATCAGCGAGCGCATTTAATTTATACACCAATAATGCAAAAACTTTGGCGGCTCAATCTGCTGCCGCATCCGGCAAGGTCAATCCCTTAATTGCCAGCCTGCAGTCCTTGGCGGCGATTGGCGTTATTACGGTTGCAATCAATTTGGCCGTTAGCGGGTTGCAGGAATATTTACAGGTACGTGGTGAAATTGATCGTCTGCGCGGTCAGCGCGGCAAGGGTGGTGCGGCAGCGGCATTTGGCGGTACGGCCCCAGTTCAAAGCAAGCAAGCTGCACAGCAAACACTGAAAGCAATTCAGGCGGAACGGCAACGGCTTCAATCGCCCGGTGAAATTGCAAAAGGCTTCCTTGGCCCTCTTGCTCCGTTGGTTGGCGGCATGGGGCCTGCGGCTAGGGGTGAAAGGAAGGTTCTGTTAGGTGAGCGTGAGGCATTTGCCCGTGGCGTTTTGGGTCTGCCTACTAGGGCTGAAACAAGCGGCACGACGCTGCCTACAACCCCATTGGGCGCTGGGGAAGATGAGAAGGAAAAGAAAGGCAAAAAGCCACGCGAAAGCCAAGTGCCGGAATTGACCCGTGAGCTTTCACTTCTCCAGCAGCAAACTCAACTACAGGGTTTACTGGCGCAGGCGGCTGTTGCCAAAAACAAAGAAGATCAAATCAGGCTTGAGGGTATAGGCCGTGAAACCGAACTTCTTTATCAGGCGCTTGGCATTGAACAAAGCTCTGTGCCACTAGCTGAAAAGCAACTGGGCATTGCAAAAATTGCCGAGCAACTAAAACAAAGCCAAATTCAGACAGCGCAGGAACTTGCCCAATATGATCTGCAGCAACGGGAAACTGGCATTGAGCGTGTCCAGCAGTTGTTGGACGAACAAGAATTGTTGCAGGCAAAATTACGTGGCAACGAAGCGGAAGTGATATTAAAACAACAATTACGTGACATATTGAAAGACACCAAAGGCCTAAACGAAGGCGAGGTAAAGGCAATATTGCAACGCAATGAAGCCCTCAAGCGGCAAGCCGAACAGGCGGAACAGTTGAAGCAAATTTATACCGATGTTGGCAACAGCATTAAGAGTGGTGTTGTTGAGGCTATTCAAGGCGCCATTGATGGTACCAAAACACTTCAGGAAGTTGCGACCAATCTTCTGAGCAATATCGCCAACAAACTTCTTGACGTGGCTGTCAACCTTGCCCTGTTTGGTGTGATGTCTGGCACTGGCACTGGCGGTGGATTGCTGGGCGGCTTATTCAAACCGCGTGCCAATGGCGGCTCTGTCATGGCTGGTCAGCCCTATCTGGTGGGCGAACGCGGTCCTGAGCTGTTCATGCCGGGTCGCAGTGGCGGCATTGCGCCTGCCGGCTCGTTCGGTGGTGGAAGCAATATTGTGGTGAATGTTGACGCAGGCAGCTCTAACGTGCAGGGCGACGGCGCACAGGCCAATGCACTCGGCAAGGCTATTGGCATCGCCGTTCAACAAGAGCTGATCAAACAAAAACGTCCCGGAGGCTTGCTCGCCTAATGGCTACTTTCCCTGCTATCACGGCCACCTACGGCGCCACAAAGAACAATCAGCCTGTTGTTCGCACGGTGCAGTTTGGCGACGGCTACCAGCAGCGTCTGACGTACGGCCTCAATCAAAACCCGAAAAGCTGGGATCTGACGTGGCAGAACATCACCGAAGCCAACGCGGACACCATTGAAACCTTCCTGAACAACCGCGCCGCTGATAACGCTAGCTTTGATTGGACACCACCTGACGAGGCAACGTCGTACAAATGGATTTGCCCGCAGTGGAATAAAACCATCACGTACAACAACCGCGCCACCATCACAGCCACCTTCCGTCAAGTATTTGAACCCTGATGGCGTACTCGGCTTGGGCTAGTTCAACCGCATACGTCGTTGGCGACATCGTACGGGCGTCCACCGTACAAGCTGCCGGCCTCGTCTTTCAATGCACCACGGCTGGCACTAGCTCCAGCACCCAACCCGCTTGGCCAACCGACATTGGCAGCACCATTACCGATGGCACGGTTGTCTGGACGGCGATTAGCAGCGTCTACGAGGAGCTGGCTGCACTGGCACCGAGCGCCATCATCGAACTGTTTGAGATGACGCTGGACACCACTCTGCACGGCAGCAGCGACACCTACCGCTGGCACAACGGCTGCAACGCCAACGTCACCGGCAATATCACTTGGAATAGCAATACCTACACCCGCCTGCCCGTTAAGGCCGACGGCTTTGAATACAGCAACACCGGCACGCTGCCGCGCCCCACGCTGACGATCAGCAACTTGGACGGCACCATGACCACGCTGTTGTTGCTGGTCAACGCCACCACACCCGGTAACGACCTTGGTGGCGCCACCGTCAAACGCATCCGCACCCTGAAGAAATACCTTGACGGCGAGACTGCAGCAGATCCCCACGCCAAATTCCCAGATGAGGTCTGGTACGTGGATCGCAAGGCAAGCGAAAACCGCGATTCGGTGAGCTTCGAACTAGCCAGCAAATTTGACCTCGCTGGCGTGATGATTCCCAAGCGCCAAATTATTGCCAACATTTGTCAGTGGAAATACCGCAGCACTGAATGCGGCTACACCGGCAGCAATTACTGGGACATCAATGACAACAGCGTTGGCACCTTGGCAGCCGATAAATGCGGCAAACGCCTCAGT